ATCTGTGTACTTTACCATCTGTTGGACAAAAATATTTAATAGCAAATGGTTCAGACCCCCAAAATTTTACAGCTGGGTTTGAATCTGCGTACTGCATAAACTTCATTTCCCACGAGCTACGATATTCTGGAAGTGCTGATTTATTCATAGTTTTGTCAACAGGTTTTATATATTTATGAATGTTAACTATATTATATAAGCCTCGTTTAAATTTAGCCATCTGATTTCTTCTGAGATAATCTTGCTATAATATCAGTAGTTGATTCTTGTGTTGTGATATTTATGAATGTATTTCCTGCTCCGGCTGGTTGGGTTTGTTCTGGAGTTGCTAACTTTGACTTTCTGATTTTCTCGATACTCTCAAGAACAGCCGCGATGTCTTTATAAGATTGAGAAAGAAGTTTAACTGATTGATTAACTGATGTTACCAATTCTGCAAATGAAGTTATTAAAGAAGCTCTATTTTCTTCATCAGAATCCAATAATTCCAGTGTTACAACATCAAGAACCTTTCTACCATTATTCACTGTTTCTGTTAAAGTGTCCCTCGTGAATTTAAAATCATCTACCATGAGGTCAAGTTTAATAACATCTGTTGTCGAAATATCAGAATCTATTGAAGAGTACAATTTAACATCGTGTGTTTTTTCTTGTATAAAGTCTACAATTTCTGCTGAACAAACTTTTTCTGCTTGGTCAAAGACATCATTCAAAGAGTTTATTCTATTAACCAATGAGTCAACTCTTGGATTATTGTCGACATCTGCACTTATATTCATATTGGGCCTTTAAAATTGTTTTAATTCATCTTGAATTATTTATAATCTTTTAATCTAAAGTATAGTATAATAACTCATATTAAAATAAAGGTTATATTATGAGAGCATTAGTTGGTTTATTTTTTACAATTTCTTGGATTGCTGGGATTGTTATTGCTAAAGGGGCTTTGTCAACAGTTTTCGCTTTTTTTGTTCCTGTGTGGGCTTTTTACTTGGATATTGAGCTTTTACTTATGCACTTTCATTTATTAGGTTGAGAGAATGAAGAGTACGAAGCTTATTAAAATTAAAATAGCAAATTCTGAATTTGCTATTTGTCCTTATTGTGGCTCTTTGAAACGTCTAGGAGATGTTTGTCAGAACTGTGGCAAAATTAATACTAAAGAAGACAAGTGAAATATTTAAAATACAAAGTAGAAGTACAATTTGCTGATATAAATGGTATTGATGATAATCGTTGGTACTTTTCTTCTTTGAAAAATGATATTTTGACCGAATTTTATTTATTTGACCCAAGAAACGACCCAAATACAAAGTTCTTCAAAGAAGTTTTTAATACTTATGCATACTCCGAACAATTAGGTAAAGAGGCAAAAGAGTGGAGAATTATTGAAGATTCCATTGAATGGATATCTGATTGTTCTACTTTGGAGCTTATTAAAGAACAATTTCCTGAGTATTTTATATGAAATAGATTATTTAGGTTTAAGTTTATTTGGTTATAATATTACAGTTAAATACAGAAGGTTAAAGGTTAAAAGATGAAAGTTTAAGAAACTAAAAGTATTGAAATAGAATTAGAAGACAGTGAAAATACAGATGACTATTATCAAAGCGGAAGACATTCATCAATTTATTTATCTAATTATTTTTTAGCTAAACTTGAAAATTTGTTTTCAGGATGGGAAATTCGGGAAGTTACTCTTGAATGTTTCGATATACTTCGGATTAATTTGAGAAAAGAAATTGAACAAAATTAAAGGACAACCATGGATGAAGGCACACGCATTATTACTATTACAAATATACTTGATTTATTAAATCTCGAAAATGGATCAAATTATAAATTAGCAATTCTTAAAAGATGTTCTGATAATGAGCTTCTTGAGAGAGTTCTTAAGATGGCGTACGATAGAGTTTCATACACATATGGAATTACTATGAAGAACATTACTTACACACCAGAGTCTGGTCGACCGATTAGTCTTGTTCAAGCTCTGGATATTCTTGAAACAGAATTTTGTACACGTAAAGTAACTGGAAATGCAGCTAAAGTAAGACTTGAAGAAGTTCTCAATAATCTTAGTAAAGAGCACGCTATTATTATTGAAAAGATACTTGGAAGAGACCTTAAAATTAATCTTGGTCGTACACTGATCAATAAAGTTTTTCCTGGTTTAATAGTTAAACCAGCATATATGCGATGTGATGTATATTCTGCCAAGACTTCTAAAAATATCAAGTTCCCAGCTATTGTTCAATTGAAGTGTGATGGTAGATTTTGTTCTGCAATTGTAGATGGCGGTAAAGCTACATTTGTCTCTCGTTCTGGTGAAGAACAGGAATTTCCAGAACTAGCCAAAACATTTACAATGTTACAAGATGGTGTATATATTGGAGAATTATTGGTACGAGGAGAAACAGACCGTGCTCTTTCAAATGGTATGATTAATTCATTGTTACCTCCACATGACAGAATTTATATGATTTGTTGGGATTATATTACTCCAGAAGAGTACATCAATTCTAAAGGAAAAAATACAACAACTTATAAAGATAGGTTTGAAAAACTTCAGTCTATCTTAAATAAACCAGAATTCAGCATAAGTAGAGATGTTGTAGTTGTTCCTTATTTGCATGTGTATACTCTTAAAACAGCGCTTGAACAAACATCTAGTTGGATGAATGAAGGATATGAAGGAGCAATTCTTAAAGATTTTTCAAATGTGTTTAAAGATGGTACAAGTAAAACTCAGTTAAAATTAAAACTTCAAATTGATGTTGAGATGAGAATTACTGGATTTTTAGAAGGCAATAAAGGAACTAAAAGAGAGAAAACATTCGGTTCAATCGAATTCTCAAATGATGAGGGAACCATCAGGGGACGTTGTTCTGGTTTTACAGATGCTCAACTGGAAGATTTCAATTCAAGACGTCCTGAGCTAATAGGGCGTATTATGACAGTCCAATTCAACGACTTAACTAAGGCTCAGGGCAATGATTTTTATGCTTTATCACATCCAAGATTTATTGAACTCAGAGATGATAAAGATACGACTGATACACTTGAAACTGCTTTTAAACTTAGAGAAATGGCAATGGAATTAAAATGAATCCAGATGATATTCTTAAAGAGAATCAAGCATTTATCAGCAAACAGTGGGTCGATGCACTCGATAAAGAGATATCCAACTATCTTACAAAAGGCTCTCCTGTGAGTTCTCTTAGTAATAGTGATGTATCATATGAAGATGCTCTTAATGCTTCTCAAATATTAAATAGAGCCGCGTGGGAAGAACAGGTAGGGAAATTCTTCAAACAAACGCATAATATTAAAGTTAATACAGACGAAATTCTTACATCACTGAAAGAATACTACCCAGAAAAATTTATCTGACTTTAAGGTTACTTGGTTATAATTTTATAGTATCTTAAAAGTACAAAAGGTTATAAAATGGCAAAGAAATTACAAACAGCTTATTACATGGAAAAATCAAAAGGTTTAAATGATGAAGAGTTATTTAATGAAAATTTTATTAAATCAGGAACAATGAAAGAAACTAATGTTATTGATCATTTAGGTTTAATTCCTTATGCTGGTAAGCATAAAAGGGACGCAACAAGCCATTGCGGAAGACATATTGAGATTAAATCGATGTCACTAGGGACAAATAAAAGCGGAAACATAAAGTCGTTTGAAGTAGCCTTTTCTGCTATTAGTTATAAAACATATGCCAGAATGATTGATAATAACGAGTTAGTTGTTCATGGATATTATAACAAAGCCGACTTAGTAGCTATAATTTGTCACGATTTTAAAGATATTGCTAAAGGCTATTTACATGCTTTGGAAACTAAGGGAGAAGGCGCAGGGTTTACTTTGACTATTGGTAAATTTAAAGGTTGTTCAGAATTAGTATATTTAACAAAAGACAAAAAACTTTTTCCAAATTATATTAATAAAAGCAATTTGATTTGGTTAAACTCCTTAAAAAAGACCAATAAAAAATATCTTAAAATGAAACAACTTAAACAAAGTTAATTACTTTTACTATATAATACATATATAACAAACATCAAAATAAGGAATATAATGCAAAATACCCAAACAACATTCAGTGATTTAAAGTCACTTTTAGATGCTCAAGATGAGCTTAATAATAAGTACGTTCCAAATTGGAAAGAGAGTATTTCACAAGCACAACAGCTTTCCGCTGTCCTAACAGAACTCGCAGAATGGTTTGAATCTTCTCCTCGCTCAGGTGGAGTATTGACTAATGAAACTCCAGGTTGGAAATGGTGGAAACGAAATCTTGAAGACGACGCTCAAAACAAAAAAGTAGAAATTATTGATGTTCTACATTTTGTATTGAGTTCTTGGATGCTTATGGCAGATAAAGAAGAAATTGTTAATATTTCAAAAACTTATTCAACCCTAAATATAGGAACCGTGCCTCTTGAGAATATTTTAAAATATTTTGCTTCATATATTGTTTTTACAGTTGAGGGTGTTATTAGTTCTGCTGTGTATAGCGGTATGGGGCTTTTAGAAACTTTGATGGC